TCCCTGCTGGATGATAGACACGTCTCAATAGGTCATGCCCATTAAGGTCTGCATCTGCTACATGGCAAAGCCCGTCGGGTGAAAAGACTAGCTGTCTTCTGTTCTTCTGAAAGTAAGATTTAAGATTGCCACCCTTAAAATAGTTTGCATCTATGCAATGGGCTTTATCCCTATCGGTCGCCCCGTCTTCTAGGATATCGGCAAGCTTTATTCCCTTGTCTTCTGGCAATCCATCAACAGGAATATTTGTCCAGTACAGTCTAGGTCTATTCTGGGCTGATACCAGATTGCTATTTATAAAGACAGGTTCGACCCCCAGAAGGTCAGTTATTATCTGCTGGTCTTCTGCCTTCATGAGCACGTTTTCCAGCAAAAAATATTTCGGCTGCAGGGCTTTCCATAGCCTGACCCATTCATAGAACAAGCCCGACCTTTCACCCTCCAGCCCCTTTCTATTTCTGGATGCTATAGACAAGTCCTGACAAGGTGACCCGCCTATCAGTAAATCAATTTTATAGGCGCGATTGTCATTGGTCGTTAATAGATGCCCCTCTTCTGCATATACCCCCCGAACATCCCCGAGCTGAACAGTATCAGGAAAGTTTTTCTGGGTGATGCTGACAGCGTATTTGTCTATCTCGCTTGCAAAGTATTTTGAGACCTTTAGTCCTGACCTTTGCAAAGCAAGCTGACCACATGACATACCGTCGAACAAAGATAATACATTCATCTGTTTAATTCCCTTGTATATGTAAGTGTTAACTAAAGGCGACTAGTATAAACCAGCCTGACCCGAATAGGGTTATCATGAATAGAACCCCAGCTATTGTTTCAAGTATGAATTCTAGTCTAGTCATGATTAACAGTCCCTTCATGATAATTTTGGATAGCATTTGCTAGGATGCTTACAACCTTAATATCGAGATGATTCAGGGCTTGCCCTTTATCATTTGTTAGCCCGTCAAGAATATCTTGGGCAAGATAAACAGTTTCATTACACAAGCCCCCTTCCATGTTATTCATAAAAAGCTTTCTTGTTTCAGGTGATATTTTGAACATTGTTTTGTTCCCTTTCTGTAAGTGATATCCGAGTTGAAGAGATAAGAAAAAAATACCAAACAAAAAACAGACAGACAGAACAGACTAGACCCGAGCTGCCCCAAGTTTTACATCGGGTGGGGCAAGGGTTGCTTAGTCCCCTGTGAATTCAGGCAGGGCAGGGGCTTGGCATCGGGCAGTGCCCCGACCAGTGACAGGCAGGGACAGGTAGGGGGCAGGGCTTGTCGGATATATACGCCCCCACAACCCCCATGAGGGGGTTTTTCTGTCATCCCTCTCGTATATAGGGGTTTCAGATTTTTGTGCAATTTTTGGATTCACCTAAGTGTAACCATTGATCCAACTGTTGCCCTTAGTCCACCTAGATTTACCCATAGCAGCTTCCATGAATTTATCTAGCTCTTCATCCATCTTTCTCGCACGGATATCTTCCATACCCTTCAGTTCATCTTGAGCCATCTGCTCTGTCCAATAGTTCACTGCGATAGCCAGGGAATCTAATCTATCGTCGTGCTTTAGACTGCCTCTGTCAGTTGTAACCCGAGTCATCTGCCAGACTAGCGTCTTAGTGTACTTATTGTCAGCGTCGTAGCTCTGAGCTGTCTTATAGTCATCTTCAATAACACTAGAGTCCACTACGAGCTTATGACGAGCCATCACAGGTTCTAAGGTATCGATGATACGACGTTCCTTCTGGGTACTGTGTTTGACCTCCTCGACCATGCAAGGATGTATCTTGTTTAGTACAGGCTTCATGAGCTGAGTAAACATACCGTCACCAAAGTTAGCCTCAGTGATAATAGAGTTTACCTTCTCTTCCTTAGCTATCTCTGCAAGCTTGGTTAGGGTCTGGTTGTCGTAACCTCCCTGAAAGCCACCGCAGCGTCTGACATACAGGAAGCCGTTAATCATCTTGACTACAGCATAGCCTGTTTCGTCTTTACCACGACCAGCAGGGTCAATAGCCATGACTGAGCCTGTGTACTCCCCAAAGTCACTAGAGGTACTCCGAGGGTGGTAGAAGCGGTCTCCAGCCATCGCTAGGTTCGGTAGGTCTTTCCACTGCTTCTCAGGGTCAGGCATCCAGTGTACATCCATAGGGGCTTTGTCTGCCTGTGTATGCATGACAATCAGGTCTCGTACCTTCAGAGGGTATCTCTCAAGGTCACTGAGCTGAGTGTTCAGCATAAACTGTAGGGAGAAGCCAGCCTTGCCATATTCAGCCTTACGTTCTGCCAAGTCCATATCAGAGAACCGTAGGGGGTCTGTAGATGTACCTTCGTCTACTGTGAGCTTTCTAATAAAGGGGGCAAGGTCGTTGCCGTACTTGTCCATCTCTTCAGACGTAGGCATCAGGGAAGGCCATATCCTAGATGTGAATGTCTCGGGTAGTTTGTTGTAGATACTGTCCTCTGTCTGAGGTGTACCTAGATATATAACCCGAGCATCTTTCTTAGGCTTCAGGATAGCTGAGAACTCTTTAGTACGCTCTAGGAGCTTCTCTCGCATATCTGAGGTAGCCGAGTTGTTAAGTACCTCTACGTCGTCTGCAATGACAATATCTGCACGAGTACCAGTGATCTGACCAGTGATACCCACAGACTTAACTGAGGGGGATTGGTCTGGTTCTGCTGGAGATACGTCAAACTCTATTTTAGACTGACGCTGGTTATCTTTAGGTATAAGATGCTTCAAGACCTCCATCTGATTCACTAGGTTCAGTGTAAAGGTGGTGAAGTTGTCAGCCCTGTTCTTTGATGCTGATACCACCAGTATCTTCTTCTGAGGGTCTCTAAGCAGTTCCCAAAGGACATAGGCAGACGTAATGAACGACTTACCTACACCTCGGAACGCTTGAATACATATCTTTGTCTGACCGTCCTGTAGGAACTGTGCAATGTCGTACTGGACAGGGGTAGGGTCAGGAAGCTTGATTTCTTTCCATACGAGGTAAAGGAACTTCCTAAAGTCCTCTTTAATCGGCCTTAGAGGATCGCTGAGAGTCTTCTCGGGTGTTTTAGCAGTAGATGTACCTGTAGAAGCCTCTCGCTTCTGTACGGGCTTTCTAGAGCCTTTTCCTGACATCTAAGCTTTATCCTTCTTCTTGATTGCGAAGCCACCCTTCTTTGCTCTCATCTTGGCATAGGTCTTGGGATCGATTGTTGAGTTCTTTTTAGACCGACTATTTCCAGCCTTTTTACGTTTATTCATGTTTTCATATAGTGACATTAGCAATTCCACCTTCGCATTGATGCTCTAGCTCGTTCAGCATTCTTGGAGTTTCGAACTACTCCAGCCATTCGAGCACAAAATGATTTCTTACGCCCTGCATCAGCCTTAGTCTTAGGATTAGGAGCAGGGGCTTTTAGATTAGCGTTATTCTCTCGGTTGTACTTTCGTCTGCCTTTTTCAGTGAGACCAGCTCCAGCAGCAGTGGATAGCTTCTCACCTTTTCTAATTGATAGCGTGGTCATCCGTATCCTCTTCGAAGTCTGGAAGGGAAGCCATAAGCTTACCGATGTTGTTATCTATAGTGGGTAGGGCTTCTATACCGTTATCCTTGAGAAACTTTATGGCTGCACTGAGTTCTGCTGGGGATGCTTCCCCTGATCTAACACGACCTAGTAACTCCTGAGCTACTGCGTCATGCAGGGTAGATAGGAGGTCTTCCGATGCTCTCTTGGTCATTGCCATTCTCCTGTACGGATTTGCTCTGTAACTTCAACTGCCCGTTGGCCTACCTGTTCAGCCCAGCGGCTTTTAAGAAACTCGTCTGCTGCCATATCGTAATTTTTTGCCTTTAGCAGAGCCATTGCGTTTACGAATTTGGAGACTGTTCCTATCCCGACGTTGAAGGTGAAGTTGATAAGGGCTGCGAAACGTACCTCGTCTAATTCCAAAGTCCACGGGAAGCGTTCCTTCAGTTGTGTGACTGCCCTCTGTATATCGTTTTGTAATAGAATCTCTGCTTCCGCTTCGGAGATACCTACGTCTTCCAGATTTCTCCCAACGCCTATGGTCAACTTGTCTGATGTACATTTGTATGGTGTTAGCTTAATGCCCTCATGTCGTTTCAGTTGTTCAATCAGTTCTGTCATTTACTATTTATCCTGTGAACAATATTGATTGCTGTATTGATCCATACCCCTATAAGGACAAGGATATGGATAATCATTTCTATGTGAATTAGTTCCATCTGTTAGATACGGCCTTCTTTTATTTGTTCACACAGTTTTGCTTTGACTGTAGACATGGGTATCTTTGAGTGAATGATAAATTCTATTTCTTTTAACCTTGTCTCACAGTCTTCTTTTTTTAGGTACGGCCCTTCAGTATCGTGCGCCACCAGACATTGATGACCCCCAAAGGCTACCCAACAGAAGAACACAGAAGCGATAAACATTGCTTCCTCCTTGAGCCTTTTGTCTTATTATTTTTTATTAAACATTTTGGTCGCACCTTTGATGCCAAATGAGGCCGATACGATCACTCCGAGAGTATACTTGTACCAATCAGGGGTCATAGCTAGAGCCTCAAAGCCACGCTCAACATAGCCGACAGTGAAAGGCAAGAAGCATAGTAATAATGGTATCGAAAAAAGGATTGTTAAATACTCATCTTTCCAGCTTCCGCTAGAATTTTTTTGAGCTGCTATATCCCAATCTATCTCACCAGATATCTGCTTTTCCATCAGTGTAGTTTCAGCTTCTATCTGTACCAGCTTCTGTTTAGCTTTAGCTTTTTTGGTTTCGATATATCCACCTACGGCTTCACTAGCGACCCCCATGACTCCCTGAAGAATCATTCCAATCATATTGTTATCTCCTAAACGCCAAATAAAAGAGACCAGCAAAGTATATAACTAGTACCCCTCCTAGTACGGCTAGGGTGGATATTGCTGCTATTTCCATTATTTTTTGTCTTCTTTTTTGTAATCTTAATATTTCTGCCTGACGCTTCTTTCGGGCTTCTACTTGAAACTTGACCCAATCACTATGTAATCCTGGTCGACCATAGTAGATCATCGCTTGTTCTAACTCGGCACGTTTGGCCTTAATTGATTCTAAAGCCATAAATTCTTCTAGGTCTTCACCTTCGCTGCCACCTACTTTTCTCCAAAAGGATCGTTTTTTTCTTTCACCCTTTTTTCGTAGGTCTTCTTCAGCGTTAATAAAATCAGAGATGGATTTACCAGCCGACATAAGTTCTTTGCCGTTAGCTATGGTTTGTTTCAAAATTCCAAAAGCGGCATTGGCAGCAGCTAACTCAGCCAGCATCGCCTTCTCCTACAAGAGTATCTTTTATATGTAACTATTTGTCCCAGAAAAATTTATATATTTTGAATGCAAGGTATATGATTGACATTACACCCACGACTAGGGCTACCCACTCGTTGAGAGCAGGAAGCCATAAGGGGGCAGAAACACCCCCTGTAGCTATTGCTATGTCACTCTGGTTCATCCTACATAAACCTTACTGTGATTTATAAGTTGATAATTTGTGCCACCGTTTGTTGTTTCAAACTCAAGAAAATGTCTGTAACTTCTTGAGAAGTGACCAATATCACCAGTAACACTGCTAGGCAAAGTAGGTCTGTAACCTGTGCCACATTCTATTAGATATCCATGTGAAAATGCCTCATAAGATAGAAGCATGATTACATCATTAGCAATCCAAGTAGCGGCTCTAGGAAAATTTGCATCACCCCCAAAGGTAGATGTTTGTTTATAATCAGAAGTAGCGTATGAAGCACTTTGTAAACTGTAAGGATATGAAGCAGTATTTATAGATACGACTACAGCAGGGCTTGTCTGTTGCCAACCAAAAAGTCTTTTACCGTTTTTACCCCATAAAAGTGTGCCTAATCCGCTAATGGTAAACTGACTGCTATGACCAAAACTTCTCTGAAAAGCAAATACGTTTGCCCTAAAAGCACTTGTGGCAATCTCGTTTAAATCATCGCCAGAACTACCAGAGAAAACTATTTTCATACCATCAGGACTTGCGACAACGTGTGTAGGACTAGTTTCATAGGAAGAAACACTTGAAGATTCAGCACCAGTATAAGTACTAAGGTCATATCCAGTGCTAAAACTTAAACTGTAATATTTGTCAGTACCACTATCTATGAGATTAATTCTAGTGCCATCACCGTTTACAACCAATCCTCTTGGTGATGAGATATTTAAACTAGCTGCGTTTACACCATTGCTAAGACCATTTAAAGCGTCAAGTCTTAACACTTGTGTATTCATATCAAACGGTTGTGCGCTTGATAAATCGTATGGAGCATTTAGGTCAAGTTGTATAATAGTATCACTAGTGTACCAACAGCCTAAAAAACCAAGACCGTTGTTATAAAAGTGCATACCACTTAACTGTGCGTTAGAAGTATTTAATGTTTGGTCAGCAACCCATGTATCTGTGTCGTTTACAGATGATTCACTGCTGTCGTAGGAAGGAATAAAGGTGTAGATAAATCTCTTAGTTGTAGGTGCATTAGTAAATGAAAGGGTAGTGTTACCTGTTAAAGTTCCAGCGTCATAGTAGTTATCATCGCCACTCAAATCTAAAGAAACACTACCAGTACTTCCCACGCTTGTTTTACTATGTCCACCGCCACTAGGCGCATTTGTCAAACGCCCTGCATCAAATGCACCACTTGTAATTTTTGACGCAGCTAGGTTTGGTATTCTACCATCAGCAAAACTACCAGATGTTATCTTGGACGCTGATAAATCTGGTATATCTGATTCAGTAAAACCACCAGAAATAATATCAGCTAAATCTCTTGCTCTAGTCATAATTACTCCTTATGGTTTTGTAGGCCACACAACAGTACGAACATTGTTGTATGTATTGGTTATGTCACGCAATGCTTGGCGATAAGTTACATAAGCATCTTTGATGGAGGAGGGAACATCTGCCCCCTGCGTCCAATCTGTTTCCGCTAGTTTTTTATCACGTTCTACACGCAACTGTCTCATCGCTCTTTCTGCATCAGTTCCGTCTGCGGCTTCTTCAGCTTGCCTTGCGGCAGTTTCTTCAGCAGTCATTTCAACTTCTGCACCAAGCACCTTTGGATTTATGTCTGATGACATATTATTAAAATCTATTACAAACTTACTCATGTTGCTTGTATCCCATAAACTTCTATTTCTGCTTTGGCTACGTCACCGCTACTAAAGAAAAACTGTACACCACCTATGGCTTGAGCCTGACTATTGTTCATCATGCCATAAAAATTGCCGCCAGAAGCGTTGTTAGTATTATAATGTCCTACAACAAGCCCTTGCATAGTTGGTGGTACTTTCTCAACGTCTGTGTTTACAAAGTTTCTATTC